TTATTTTAGGTCCTTGAAGTCGTCCACTATAACATCCATAAAATAGAACCAATTATTTATGACGCATTGATTATTCATTAAGTATTCTGAAAGATTAAGCACGCCTCTTACATCTTCTTCACATGAACTCTTGATGTATCGTTTCTTTCCAACATACTCCATAATGCTATTAAAATCTCTATCTTTTAGACTTTCTTCCCAGAGTTGTTCTGTGCCATCTTCATCTGAAAAGTATATGCATATATCGCAGCCCAAAGTATTACATATTATCTTCATGCTTAATCTAAACTTATGCAATAAATCCAGATTTTCTTTATTGCGAACAGCTCTTTCAATGTCGCACCAACGAGTAATATTTGTTTTCATCAGATAAAGATCTACATGATGAGGAAACACCTCAAATACATTATTGCAATCTAATAGATTTACAATGTATAATTTGGCATTTGTTTTAGAGGGAGAACATTTCGTAATAGAAATATTCCTTATGGCATCTTCTTTTTTTATAAAAAGTATTTCATGCCTTTCAAGGTCATTACCCTCATCAGTAAGCATTGTTAGGTTTGCAGAGAACCTTTTGCTTATGTCTTCTGCAAACTTTTTATCGGAAGTTATGTCTAAATTGTGATTGTATGCTAAAGGTACTATGTATGCTCCCATAGATAATATTTTAGGAGCAAAGATAATCGTTTTTAGTGCAGCCGTGATGTTCCACTTGTCTTTTTTTGCTTTATGTGCGTACATCTTTGCCATAATGTCATATTTCTACCGTCAAGACAACGATGACTTTATTCTTGCCATTTAATCGGGTAAGGAACAACTTTCGCACAAGTCCACCGAGAAAATCTCGAGTCTGAGGAAGACTTGTTGGAGCATCGCACCGATGGTACAGATGCTTTTGATACGCTGTATATTGGGCGTGAAAAGTTCCCGCAGCATGATTTTTATGGGGTTGCAGTGGGTGGAGTGAGACAATCTGACAATATTTATGTTTGTATAAACGGAGGAGTAATTAAATTTGTTGTACTTTTGAGGTCTCAAATTATTAACAATTAGAAGTTGCTCTCGACATGGATTTAGGGAAAAATCATGAAGAAGCTATTATTACTCGCTTTCTTGCTGTCATCATTCATGAGTAGTTCTGCACAGTCAACTCTTAAAAGCGGTTCGGTAATTACTCTCCGCTTTGTTGAGGAGGTAAAAAGCAATAGTAATGCTGCTAATGTGGTCGTTGCTAATGATGTTAAGGTTGATGATAAAATCATAGTAAGTGCAGGAACTCCTGTACAAACACAGGTAACAGCTACAAAACGTCGTAGTTGTGGCATAGCTGGTGTTCTGAATGTTGCTTTCATTTCAACACGAGCTACAGATGGAACTTTAATAACTTTAATTGGAGGCAGCATTTCACGAGAGGGTAGAAATAAAAGAGGTCTCGCAATAGGTCTTGGCGTTGGATTGGGTGTATTGGCATGGCCTCTTCTTAGTTGCTTGGTTATCAGAGGTGGAGAGGCTGTTATACCAGAAGGAACACTTACCACAAATGTTCTGACTGCTAATGAAGTTACTATAAAGTAGTCAAATGGGGGACAAGTTTCCAAGTCCCCCTTTCAGGCAATCCTTTCTTTCAGCCGCTGTGCGCATTGGCTCTCTTGCTGTGCGCATGGCGGCTTTTTCGTGCGCTTGGGTGTGGGGGAGTGGGAGAGGTGGAAGTATATGGATATGGCTATGATGTGCGGGGCAATGGCAAGCGCCTTGCTTCACGAGATTGCACGAAGCAAGGCGCCCGCCACCGTCCCCGAGGGTTCTGCCCCTGCTCCCATGCAGCCCGCCTCTGCCGCTCCTACCACCACACCCAAGCGCACGAGAAAGCCTGCCGCCAAGCGCACTACGCGCAAGAGAGCCAATGCTACGGCTTGAAGCTGAAAGAAAGGATCGCCCGAAAGGACGGTCTTTTCCGTAACCCGAGGTTTGTGCGATATTGCGAGGGTTATTACGTTCTCTGGTTTTTTCTTTCAACGCTTATGAATTTCAACTTTAATCCGCAAACATACGATTTCACTTCGAGCATTCCCGATGTATTTGAGATGTCAGACTTTCAAGGTAGTTCCGTGCATTTGGCTATCTATCTCAACTGCAGTCAGTCGCCTGTCTTTTCCACCATGCTTTATGCCCATGGGGGAAAGGCGAGCATCTATGATTTGCGCAGCATTACTGAGAACTACATGGAGGCAAAGCAACTGGTGCATGCCACGTGCAGTTTCCGTATGCAGGTGGACCGCACTGATTATACTTTGGGTGAGTTTACTTTGATTTACTGTAAACTGCAAATGCTAAGGACAAACTGTGATTTGCTTTTCTCAAAAATACTTCGTACTTTTGCAGTAACAGTTCCCACCACGCTTCCCATAGAACAGCGAATCAGGGTGGGACTTTTGCTTTTTATACGTATGAGATATTCCAAAACAACCTTTAGGCTATCCTGAGATTCTCAATTTGTTAAAATCTCGTGGGCTTATTATTTGTGATGAGTCTATGGCTATAGAATGCTTGAAAGTGGTGAGCTATTTTCGCTTAGACAATTACTTTCACCCTATGGAGAGTGATAAAATTCGCCATATATTCAAGCCCAATAGCTACTTTGAAAATGCGGTCGATTTGTACGAATTTGATAGAGATTTACGAGAGCTAATCTTTACAGCTATACAAGCAATAGAAATTGCTTTGCGGTCTAAGATGATTCATCATATATCTCTTCGATATGGCGCATTTTGGTTTACCAATACTTCTTTATTCCGCGATGCAAACATTCATCGTAAGTGTATGGAGCGAGTCAGATTGGAACTTGGTCGCACAAGAGAGGAGTTTATTATCGAACATGTTGCTAAATATTCTGAACCAGACGTTCCTCCTGTATGGAAAACATTAGAGGTTACTTCGTTTGGGACGCTTTCCAAATTGTTCTGTAACTTCTCTGATAATCCCATTAAGAAACGCATTGCACGAGAGTTTAATCTTCCTCAGCATTTGGTGCTTGAAAGTTGGATTAAAAGTGCCGTAGTGTTAAGGAACTATTTGGCTCATCATTCGCGTGTTTGGAATAGAAAAAATCCTATAAAGCCTAACATGACAACCCCATTGCGTGGTAATTGGGTTACTCCTCCTATCGGAAATTACGACAAACTCTATTCCCAGTTGTGCTATCTGCAATATCTGTTGAATGTTATTAGACCGAATAATAACTTCACCCAAAGATTGCATGCCCTATTAAGTGATCATCCTAATGTGGACATTGCAGCCATGGGCTTCCCACTTAATTGGCAAGATCAGCCTCTGTGGAGATAATATTTCAACCGCTCAATCATGCTATATTCCTGCTGATTGAGCGGTTTTGATTTTATGTTGTCAAAAACATATCAATAATACATCTCGATATATTGATAAGCCTTTTCAAAGACATCATCTCTCCTGAACTCCCTAAGGGCAGTTCCATTCTTATTACTGACATCGAAAGTGAACTTTCTGATGCCACTAACGCTAACAATCATGTGAATTTCAAGTGGAAACCGCTTCGCAAGCAGGTGCCTTTCACCGTTCCTCGCTCACATAATATCTTCAACCAGGTTTACAACAACACTTTCGACTAATGCCCCACGCTATCCACATCACCACGCTCAAACGTATGCTCCAATCTCCCGAACCCGTAGACATTAAACTATGGACGCGCTCGGGTGAAATCCAATCTTGGCACCGCTGCATCTCGCTTCGTTACGACTTCTACAAAGGCACGCGAAGAATTAAACTGCTGGATAGCATTGAAATCCGACAGCTGAGAGATGTGTGCGTGTTTGAAATAAATGGTATGGAGGTGTTTATGTAGATAAAATATGTTACCTTTGCCAGACATAATGCAAATGTATGGCAAGCAAACGATACCTATATTCTGATACAATCGATAACTTTTTGCAAAAGGACACTGATACGATTGTTGGCGAAATAACACTATCTGCGACGCAGGACATAAATAAAGAAACTTCAAATTCTTGGCAACAAGAAGTTGAAATCTTGAAAGATGTGTTAGCCCCTTATGCTCAAAAAGGAAGCGTGTACTTTGAATACAACATACCTCGTATGGGCAGAAGGGCTGATGTGATCGTACTTGTTGATGGGATAGTATTTGTTCTGGAGTTCAAAACCTCAGAACAAAGATTTACGCGTGAGGCACTCATACAGGTTTGGGATTATGCGATAGACCTGAAGAACTTTCAAGAAGGCAGTCGTGATAGAATACTCATGCCTATAGTCGTCGCTCCAAAAGAGAAAAACAAGAATTGCCATATAGAATTAGAACCATTTGAGGATGATGTTTATCAACCTTTAGTTTCTAATAATGAAAGGTTGAGTGAATGCTTTAATAAAGCGTTGAGTAATATTATTCCTAAACATACATTTACTAAAGAAGAAGATGATGTTTGGGCAAAAAGTGGTTACGACCCAACCCCCACGATTATTGAAGCAGCTGTTGCGCTTTATGAGCATCATACAGTAGAGGAAATCACTAAGCATGATGGAGAAATAGAGGTTACAGCCAAATGTTTAGACCAAATCATCAATGAATGCCAAAGTAAAAAGCGCAAAGCTATTTGTTTCATAACTGGAGTACCTGGAGCTGGTAAAACGCTTATCGGCTTACAAACTGCTATCAAGCAGTTTGAGAAAGAGAATAAGGCTGTCTATCTCTCTGGCAACTTCCCTCTTGTTGAAGTATTGCAAGAGGCTTTGACACGTGATTATGTGAAACGAAGTAGGGACAACTACAAAAAAGGCATAACTGACGAGAAACCTAGTACTAAGGCTGAAGCAAAGAGCAAGGTCAAGGCTTTTATACAGATGATTCACCATTATCGTGATCTCTATTTGGAGGGTACGGAAGTGAAGAATGGACAAATTGTACCTATTGAAGGCTATTTCCAGAGTCACACAGATAAAGCTTATGTACCAGCAGAACATATTGCCATATTTGACGAAGCACAACGTGCTTGGACAAGGGAGGAACTTGCTCGTTTCATGAAAGAGAAGAAAAAGATTGAAAACTTCCCATTTTCAGAACCAGAATACCTCATTTCATGTATGGACAGACAGTCTGACTGGGGCTTAGTGGTTTGTCTTATTGGTGGCGGACAAGAAATAAACAAAGGAGAAGCGGGCATTGCTGAGTGGCTAAAGGCCATGAACGAGCATTTTACTGATTGGGACATCTATATGTCTGATAAACTTGTTGATAAAGAATATGCTGAGGGTAATGCACTTGATATAATCGAGGACCAAGAACGTCTGCACATAAAGGCTTCCTTACATTTGTCAATGAGTATGCGCTCATTCCGAGCAGAAAAAGTTAGCTTGTTTGTACATCAATTGTTGGACTTGAAAAAAGATGAGGCTACACAAACTCTAAAGGAATTAAACAACTATCCCATTGTTTTGACACGTTCTTTAGATGTAGCTAAAAAGTGGCTCAAAAGTCATGCAAGAGGTAGCGAACGCTATGGAATACTTGCAAGCAGTAAAGCTGAAAGATTGAAAGCTATTTCTATAAATGTTCGCTATCAACCAGATTTTGTGCATTGGTTCTTAGAGGACGAAAATGACATACGATCTAGCAATGCTCTTGAAGATACGCTAACAGAGTTCAAAGTGCAAGGTCTTGAAATAGATTGGGCTTGTGTTGCTTGGGACGCGGACCTGCGTCTAAATGATAAGCATACCCAATGGAAACATTGTCAGTTACGAAGTGGCACGAAATGGCAAAATATAAATAAAGGAATCAATCAGCAATATCAACTAAATGCTTACCGTGTTTTGCTTACAAGAGCACGGCAAGGAATGGTCATTGTTGTGCCAAATGGTGACCATGGAGTACCGCCAGACGAAACGAGAAAGCCCGAATGGTATGATGGCATTTATAACTATCTCAAAGAAATTGGCATAAAAGAGATTTATTAGAAAAATAGAAAAGTAATTGAAAAGGCTTCCTCTAGCTAAGTTATAGCGAGGAAGCCTTTATTCTTACTTGTTGAAAAAATCGACAATAGGTATTGTTTTGATCATCTGTTCAGTATTCTCATATCGGTAGGTTCCAATTTGACGAACGACCTTGCCTGCTGGAACTTTTATCATTTGTCCATCATAAAATGACTTCCCATTTTTTGCTTGGAATAGAACAAATGTTCCAAAATGACCTTGCGCAATAGCATTTCCTTCTTCGTCCACTTGAATTACATAAAATTCTGGAGACGGGATTGCTTGCCCTGGCTTATCAAAAAGAGCAACTTCTTCATTAAACCGATTAGAAGTAGCATTGACGATAAAAGCAAACAGGAACATCAATATAAATCCTGTCACAATACCCCCAATATAAATGAGGATTGACTTTGTTCTTTGTTTCATAATTGTTTTTTTGTTAGTTACCAATTTCCTATATATCTTACAGGGTTTTGCAGGTGATCAAAGACTAAACTGAAATCTTTTCCTAAGTATTCAGAATCTGTTAATTCTTCACCTTCAAACGTGAGTCTGCCTATAAAATCTCCATCTTCCACTGTTTGCCAAATATAAGGGCGAAAAACGCCAACGCATTTACCATGCTTTATTGCAAGACACAGTTCAGCTTGTAAAGCTTTTGATTTTGAAAGTCTCCAGTATTTTCGTACGCACTCATAAATATTTTCTCTCTTCCATTCACAAAAAGACTTCGTTATGTTGAAGCATATAATTCGTTGAGGAAGATTGTTGTAATTTGTATCTGGCATATTCATAAATTATTTTCTACTTTGTCAAGATATTTATATACAATATTGAGCCAATCGGTGAGAGTCATTTTGTTATAAAATGTACCAAATTGGTTCATACATTTAGAAATGATTGTAAACCTATCTGCGTTGTTGTCACTCAGTTCATCAACAATTAGTTTAACAGACTCATCATCTTCCAAATTTGAAAGTTTTCCGATAAGATCCTTACCTACTTTCTTTCCATATTGTAGTGGGTATTCTTTCAAAATATTCTCAGATGTTTTTGACAATTCTGGGAAATGTTCATCTATCATTTGAAAGAAAGGAATGATATCAACTCTTTTGAAGAGGACGAACTTGTCACCGTTAGATAATGTTTCTTCTTTTATTTCACCTTCTACGACACTTTCTTGAATAGACAGCCGACCATAAAATCAAGCATATTACATATGTAATCGAAAAGATTTTCTCGATCTTTTTCGTCATCAAATCCTTGCCTTTTACCAGCTTGACTAAATGGCTGACAAGGAAAACCTGCACATAGAATTTCATGCGCTGGAATATCTTTGGGATCGATCTTTGTAATATCTCCTTCAATTTGAGTGTTTGGGAATTTTATTTGATATAGTTTCCGCAGGTATTCCTTCAATTCTGAAGCAAAGATGCATTCGCACCCCAATGCTTCGAGAGCTTTATGGAATCCACCTAACCCGGCGAACAAATCTATAAATTTATAGCACTGACTCATGATGGTTGATTGCGTATTGTTTTCTTTTTTATCTATATAAAATTTGCAAATATAATAAATTAGTCTGGTTTGTAAGAGATTGTAATTGTCTTGTTATGTTCTATTATGTCTTTTCTTGTTCTTTATTACATATTATGTATGTATAATTTATAAAATACGGAATATATACATTAGTTTTTGTCTTTTCTAAATGAATTTACTAATGATACCTTTGTCTCAAAACATTACAAAAATGACGGATTCCAATTACTTACACATAACAGGCGTGAACGATCTGCCCGGCTATCGTGCCGCGGCAGCGTTCACCACAAAGAGCAGCGAAGTTTTCAAGGAAGCGGAGGAGATTTCACCGCGCCATGTGAGCGACAAGGTGAGCTATATGCCTTGGGGAGCGGATAACCAAATGTCGTATGACATTATCAATCTGATTGAGAGTGACGAGACACTTAGTACTTGCCAGATGTTCAATGCAGAGGTGTGCTATGGAAGCGGCTTGGTGTACCAGACTGATGAAATGTGCAAACAGAAAGTGGTGAACGAGGTCGAGGAGTTCTTCTTGGATAACGACATGGCGAGCTATTTCCTCGGTGTTTGCCAAGATTTCAAGCACTTCGGCTTTGCCGTGAGCGTGATAATTCTCAATGAACAAGGCAACAAGGTGGTGAGGGTGCTGCGCAAGGAGGCTTGCTATGTTCGCTTTGCCCCTGCCAACAAGGAGGGCGTGATACCACAGGTGTTGTACGCGAATTGGCGCAACTCGGTGCGGGCGGAACAGGTGGAGGTCATTCCACTGCTCAACCCGCAAAGTCCTTGGACGGACTTGCAAGCACAGGTGAAGAAGGGCAAACGCAAGTTTGCCGTGCTCAGCCGTGTGCCGACGCCTGACAGCACGTATTACCCATTCCTTATTATGCCTCGCTCTTCAAGGGCAAGTGGTACAACATTAAGCAACTCATCGGGGTGGCGAAGGAAGCGAAGTTGAAAAACTCTGCTCCGATTAAGTACTACATTGAGATTGCCAAATCTTTTTGGAGCAATATCTTCAAGGCGGAGGGTATTACCGACCGTGTGAAACAGCAGGAGCGCGTGAACGAGGAGAAGGACAACATCATCAATTTTCTCACGGGTATGGAGAACTCGGGCAAGGTGCTTTTCTCAGAGTTTTATGTGTCTCCTAATGGGGAGGAACAGCATGATGTGGTGATCAACAAGATTGAAACGGACAAGGAGGGTGGTGATTGCTTCGCGAATGTCGGCTGCGCTCGGCAAAGTTCAAGCAAGCTTGACTTTGCTCTCGCTGGTACGACATTTGGGCTACGGACATTATCGAGGCGGTGAACATGATGTGCTTTACCATGCGTGTGCACTCAAATCTTGTGGGTTCTGTGCCGGGCAAATCGCAAACGAACAATTCGGGCAGCGACAAGCGCGAACTTTATACGATTGCACAAGCCCTGCAAAAGCTGTATCACGACCTTTTGTTTAATGTGCACCGATTGATTATAAGGTTTAACAAATGGGACGGGGCTTATCCCGACTGTCCGTTTATCCAGCTTACCACGTTGGACGAGAACAAGGACGCCAAACAGGTGAGTGTAACCCCTAATACTGAAAACGCATGAGCCAGTTGATACCCGATAACAATGTGCTTCTGCAATTCGTTCCGAATGTGCTGAAGTCTGTGCAAGGCGAGACCTTGCTCTTTGATAAAATTGCTCCGCACTTGGAGGTGGCGGAAGCGTGGTTTACGACCACGTTCCTCTCTGAGGCAGTCCTTGCGGAACTGCCCACTCGCGATGCGAACAACAAGTTGTTGCATTACGCGCGTATGGCTGTGGTGGCAGAAGCCATGCTTCATGCCGTGCCACAGCTGGATTTGGTGCTTACGCCAAATGGTTTTGGTGTTGTTTCAAACACCAATATAGCCCCTGCCAGCAAGGAGCGCGTGGAACGCTTGCTCCTGTCGTTGGAGAAAATGCGTGATGACACGCTTTCTATCTTGCTTCCCTTGTTGGCAAATACGGAAGCATGGGCGACAAGCGACCCATGCCAATACTGGAGCCAGACGCTTTACCCGTGGTTGGATCTGCCTCGGAAACTCGGCAGCACCGACCACTCTTGGCAGTGTTATCAGGAACTACATTCTAAACTCATCGCCATCGAGGAACGATTGGCGCATGATTTCTTCTCCTGTGAACTCTTGACGACTCTGCGCCAAGCAGAGCTATTGGGCAAATGGGGCGAGCCCCCATCTGCACCGCACTACAAGCGTGCATGGAGGCACATCTTCGCAGTAGAACTGTATATGTTACGGGAAGAAGGAGAAGTCCCCATACCATCTTGCATAGAAGTCGTGAACTCCCTCCGCAATGCTCCCGATGGCATTTTTGAGGATTGGAAGCAGTCGGAAACCGCTGCTCTCTTTGAAAATCATGGTTTCAAGAATCAGAAACGTAGCGGTGGATATTGGTTCTGAATATGTATATCAGTTCAGAAGATTATCATAATCCTTTTGTGAAATAATAAAAGTTCTTTTAGTTGAATTTGGAGCAAAATTTCTATAGCGAATAACTATTCTTTCGGGGATTCCTTTCATAACACCCTGTGGAATACTGTTTAGTTTTGCAACATGACCTGGCTCTATTGATTGAAGCACTCCATTGTCAGATGTAAAACTAAATGTATTGGAATAATATTGTTGATACTCATAAATAGTATCCTCAGTATTATTCAATACATAATTATCCTTAAACCCTGGGAACTCACCAATTTCTTCGTTTCCAAAAACGAGGTATTGCTCTTTCACTTTATTGTCATTTTCAATAATATAAAGATGAGGGAACAAAGTTCCTAAGTCGAAAACTAAATTGAAGAGTGTGAAAAGGACACCAAAGGGGATTGTATAGAAGAATATTTTTTTTGAATAGGGAATAAACGCTCTTAAATTCTTAAAGTTAGAGGAATCCATTATATACGCATAGAGAAGCGATAAAGGATATATGACAATAGTTAAGATACATCCAAATAACAGCCAAAATATTATAGGGTGTAGAACCATAATTATTTACTTAAGATGAAATGATACATATTCAACAGCAAAATTACACAAAAAGTATCGAAAGTAAATATTGATATCCGTTATTTGTCTTTTCTCACCACACAATGCTTCCATACTTTCGCGGTATGGAAGCATTTTCTATTTCTCTGCCCAAATCATGGTCGGAACTGTCCGACCAGCAATTGCTGTTTTTCTTCCGACAAGTTGCACGCGATTTGCCGATGAACGAGGTGTTAGCCCTTTGCGTTTGCAAATGGGCTGAATTTGTTGTGCTCTGTTGTGCAGACAAACACTCCTGTTTGGTCAAGGACAGGAAGAGCAAATGTCAAGTAGTGCTTGCCGATTGGCAAATCACCTTTGCAGTACGACAATTGGCTTTCTTGGAAAACTTTGCTCCCAAGCCTGTGCGCATTTCTGTTATTTGCGATGCATCGGCAGTCGCTGCTGACTTGCAAGCCGTCCGCTTTGAAGATTATCTCGCTTGCGAGAACTATTACCAAGGCTTCCTGCACACGCAAAGCATGGAATGCCTTGCGGAGATGGCGCATTTGCTTTATCCGAAACATTCGGACAAAGCTTGTTTGGAGAAAGCAGAACTGCTTTCTGTATTCTATTGGTTCGCTTCTGTTAAAGCGAACTTCATCCGTATGTTCCCACACCTGACTTCATCACTTTTTTGTGCCATCACATAGCGCATATTGAAAATCAATGAGTTGTGTCATTTGATTGGGTGACGCATTGACGAAGTCTGCAAAAAACGCTACCACTAAACGCTACCACTAAACGCTACCACTAAGCGCTACCACAAAACGCAAGCACTAATGGGGGCGATGCGTCTCGCGTCGGGCATCAAGGCAAAGATTCACAGACAGGCATGTAATTAGTGCAGAGCCTTTGTGTTTAGTGTATGAGCCTTTGCCTTAATGCCCGATGCGGGGCGCGTCGCCCCCATTAGTGCTTGCATTTGGTGGTAGCGTTTAATGCTTACGGGACCTTTACAATACTACAAAAGCTTTACTTGCCGAGTATCTTACATCTTACACTAACACGTTGTAACTCATTGATTGTCAACATTTTACTTAGTGTAAGATGTTACCAATACCACCTACACGCGACCTACACAACCCTCACACTGCCACACGACATAAGCACGGGAGAACAGTATCACGGCATAGGGGAACAGAAAAGTCTGTTACTCCGACAGATTGTTCTATGTCCCTGTGCCGTATTATCTACTGCATACGTCCATGTTGACTGCGAGGCTGCGGGGTAAGGTGTGTAAGATGTGTGCAAGGGTGTGTAAGATACTTTGAAATCATCTTACACTCTTGAAATATCTGTGTATCAACTTGTTACGTACAAAAAGTGTAAGATGGCAGTAAAAGTGCACACACTCTTTTACAAGTAGGCAGACGGGGAGGAAGCAAATATTTGTGTACAAATTGTACACTTTTTTTGATGGGTGCAGTGCCTTGGTGTTACCTTTGCAGCACTTTTGAACCAAATTGTATGACTACCATGAAACGAATGCTTAATAGAATGCTGCGCTATGTCGATGCCATTGTGAAACGTGGCGTTGACAAACTGATAGACGCTATCGGACATAGTCCGGAACCACAAAGTAAAAACGCTGAAACACCCCACCCGCAAAAAAGCATGGACAACGACACCGACTGTGCACCGCAAACAACTGGCAACACCACGAACCTCGGTCTGACAGAACAAGCCTTCAGCCTTATGGACGAACTATGCGACTTTCGCTATAATGTGTTTGATCGCACGCCCGAAGTGCAACGGCGCGACCAGACGGACAAAGGAGGAGTTCACTGCCGTGGTTCTGGGGCGTGAACTGGTGCAGCTGCAAGTGCCGCGCCGACGCAGCCGCAAGGCTACATTGTATACTGCGTGAGGCGCAGAAACTGATGATGTCAGAAGAATGTGGTGCCCGTTCGCGGTGGCGCGGGCGGTGGATAGATCGAGCTCCCAAGGTGTAAAATTTTCCCTTGAAAGGTGCGGATTTTGAAGGCAATCAGAGACCTCGAAATGCTTCGGGGGTGTGGTGTGGGTGTTTGGTTGGGGTGCGTTGGGTCGTTGGATTGTCCGAAACTCCCGAACCTCATGAGCATAAAGAACCTCGGGGTGTCGTTTTATTACTTTTTGAGAACTTAAAAGGTGATTTTGAAGGCTTGGAAACTGCAAAGTGTAAGTTTGGGATTGGGGTAGACATTGCGAAACTCGGAGGGTCGTTTTAGATAGTCCGAGACCTTGGATTTGGGCGCATTGTGAAACTTCGGGGTGCAAATTAGAGCGTGCGGAAACTTGGCATCTATGCACATGAGAAACTTGGAGTGTGCAATCGTGGTATTTGCGAAACTTCGGGGTATTCGTGGAAACTTCGGGGGTATTTCGTTGTGTGGGTGCGGTGTGTGCGTTGTTTGCCTTTTCTTCCTTTTCAATGTGTTCAACCTTTTCGGCATTTGTGCATTTTGGGGACTTTTGTCGGGGTAAAGGAACTCAAACGAGGGTATTATTTAAGATATGTTTACATATCCCGCTTTGGTGTGGGGGGGCGTGGTTTGACGTTGTAGGGCGGTCGGGGGGTCTTCCGACGGAGGGGTTAAGGGGAAACCCCTTAACAATCCCCTAAAGACTTCTGTATCAAGGCTTTTGTTTTGCTACTACTTAACAAAACGCGGATTTCTTCAAAAATCGCGCCCACTTTTAAACTCTCTCAATCGGCACGCAGCTATTGCTTTGACTACCAGAAGTTGGTGGACCAGTTCGGCGTCAATCTGATAACGGGTGACTCGGATGATGAAGAGGAATAATCTGTGACAAAAAAAATATCATTATTTTTTTTGGGGGGGTAGAAATATATCTATATATTTGCAAATGCATGTTTAACTACTAATTTTTATGATATGAAAAAGACTCTATTCATGCTTCTTGCTTGTTTGTTTTGCGTCTTTGCACAAGCACAGACTAAAGTAGAGGTCACACTTACAGATGGCAAGGTCGTGAAAGGTACTACCAGGACCTTGTTCTCTGTTGATGATGCAAACTCTATTAAGGTGAAAGACGCCAAGGGGGAAAAGAAAACCTACAAATCCACAGAGGTAAAAAATCTTCGTGTTTACGATGACAAAAGCCAGAAATGGTACACCTTTGAGGCTTTAAAAGCGCAAAAAGCGTTACCCAATGTGTGGAACAAGAATCCGAAACCTTATAGCGACCCTGTGTTTTTGCAGGTAGTTTATGAAGGTAAGAACGTCACGGGATATGTTCACAACATTTCCACGCAGACCAACACTAAGACCCTTCAACTGACAGGTACGGGAGGTATGCTCTACTTCAAGTTGAAGAACGAAGATGTAGCTCGCGCTTTCTGGATGAGTGCGGCTGTTGGTTGGAGAGCAGAACTCAAATTGGTCTTCAAGGATTTCCCTGTAATGAAACCCGTTATCAAGGAACTTGACTCAAAGTCTTTCTATGCAGACCCATTTTCGCTGATCAAAACATTCGATGGACTTTTGGACAAAAAATAAGATTGTCTGAACGCGTTGGCGGAATTAGTAAACAAGTTGACAAGTTAACGGGTTAACAGGTAAGTTTGCCACGCTTTTTGAGCTTCTTACCATTATGACTTTAACATAATAAGTAGTGTATAGCATACTTACTTGTTAACCCGTCAACTTGTTAACTCGTTAACCTGAAATTCCGCCAACGGGTTGTCTGAAGGAATAAAGAGCATGGTATGCTCATCTGAAATAGATGATTGTACCATGCTTTTTTTGTTCACTTCTGCTCGGAAGAGGGCGAGGAATAGTCAGCGGAACTTTTCGTTTATTACAAAAGGCACGGAGCTTTCACCCCGCTTCCGTGTTTTTTTGTGGTACGCTCGGCATGAGCATTAGTTGGCAAGTGGTTGGGGCATTTTGCTCGCTGCTGCTGTGGCTTTGGGATATGGCATTTACAAGACCCTTTCAAAGATGAACGAGATGAGTGCATCAGAGAAAGCGCTTGCAGAAGTCAGACAGAAAGGTCAGGAGGGCATAGTAGAGGAGAAAAACAAGATTGAAGCCTTGATTAAGGTGGCAAAGGATGAGAAATTGTCGCTTGATGATCGCCAAAAGGCGGTCAATGCGCTGAACAAAATTATCCCGAATTACAATGCGCAGTTGGACGCAACCACGGGGAAATACATGGAGAACAAGAAAGCCTTGGACGACTATCTGAACTCTCTTGCCAAGAAATATGAGTTGGAAGGTGCCAAGGATTTGCTCAAAGAGATTGGCAAGGAGAAGGCAAAACTTGCAATGGAATTGAAAGAGGCTGATGATGCGATTGAGAAGGACAAGCAAATCAATGCTTCATCAAATTTTGTGGGTGGACGTGAAGGGCGTGCCATGGATACGGGAGCGGCTACTTATACTGCGCATCTGAAAAACAACAACAGGCAAGTGAGGCACAAGGATGTGCGCAAGGTGGTTTTACTCCGCAAGGCAGAGTAAATGAAGAAGTAGGCGTAGTTCATGCCGGGGAATGGGTGGCATCGCAGAAATTGCTCGCATCACCTGTGGCAAGACCTTTGATTAACGCTTTGGACTATGCACAAAGAACGAACACCATCGGATCCTTGCGAGCCGATGATGTTTCACGAACAATTATAGGAACAGGTGCGGTGGCTTCGTCTTCACCGCAACCTGTAATTATTCAAGCGCCCACGGACAATGTCGCTTCGGCAGCTTTGGCACAGAGTGCAGCTGTGCTCAGCCGTTATGAGAGAACCATGTCGCAGTTGAGCAAACGATTGAATGAACCTTTTGTCACCGTGAACACAGTGACAGGGGACACGGGTATCAAACAGGCGCAAGAGGAATACGATACGTTGATTAGAAATAAATCTCCGAAAAGCAGAAGAAAATGAATGCTCAATAACTTTTGCAATCCATCATCATATACATTGCAACAAAAAAGAATAACAGCAGCAAGCACCATGTGATAAGCAAACTGCATAAAATAGCAGCAAAAACTCTTCTTGTGGATTTTTCCTTTACATATATGCATGAAATAAACAATGCAATACTTCCAATAAACAGAAATATAAGCGATAATGGAAGATTCCAAAAGAACCCCAAGGCAAGAATTGCCAAAAAGAGTATTAAACTTACAAGTATTATAATTATGGTACGTTTCATTTCGCAAAGATAATAAAAATGGAAATCATCATCAACAATAAACAAGCCGTATTGAAGGAAGGAACGTCCTTTGACTTTATTGCCGAGAATAGATTATTTACGGGAAGTGACAGCTATACGCTGACGATCACTTTCCCTTTGCGAGGGTGTACTCAAAACATAGCGATCTTTGGGCATATCCACCGCGCAGATGTGGCTAAGAACAAGGTGGTGTTCGATTGCGAAATTCGGGATCGTGACTTTTATCGGAGTGGCACCATCACCATTACGGAAATATCCGATGTGGAAGTCAAAACGCAATTTTTGGAGGGACGCAGTGAGCAAAACTTTGATGAGACATTCGACGATATTTATTTGAATGAGCTGGATTTGGGCTATCCTACAAGTCGAGTGGCGATTGCAGGGCATTGCATGGACGATATGCGCCCATACCCTGATAATTTCTGGATCCCGTTGCCCTGGGTGAATAACACTTCGGGGAACATTCAGAATGAAATGGTGTGGAGCGCAGACAAGAATGAATTTATTTGGCCGCATGAAACCAATGCGCAAACGGGAGCACAGGCTTTGTCGTTTCAGCCTTACTTGCTGTATATCCTTTACAGGATATGCAAACAGGTGGGTTATAAGTGGGATTTCATGGCGTTGGAAAACTCTGTCTTTGTTAATCTCCTTATATGCAACACCCTGCCTGCTGCATGGGGCGCTTATAACTTTGCACTTGCCTTGCCACATTGGACGCTGACGGAGTTCTTTGAAGAGCTGGAGAAGTTCCTGTTTGGGGATTTCACCATCAACCACAAGCAGAAAACGATTTCTTTCAAATTCTCTGATGCCATTGCCACGGAAGCAGATGAGGTTCTGTTGGACAAGGTGGTGGATAGTTATACCACCCAAGTTACACAGGAGGATAAGTCGGAATACTTGGGTAGCGTGAATGTGAAGTATGAGGACAATGGCAGTTTGCTTTGGGCATACTATTCGTGTGATTGGTACATTCGCAAATATGGAAAGGATGCCAAGGTTTATGATAAAATGGCAGATTTGTTGGAGGCGGCAAAGTCGCTTAAAATAAGTGGGGTGTACACAAGGCAAACAAGACCGAACGCCAGCAGCACGCAGTATGTGCGTGGCTACAAATATGGCTCTGATGGACACAAATTGTTTTATGTCAAGGAAAACCGCACATTCTTTGTCATGTACTGCTACAAATCGGAGTTTGTGATGGAGAGTACTTCGGGCTTTTCAGACAAGACGAAAACGAAGTGGTATCGCTATTATAATCGTTTGCTCCCTGTCAATGCCTATGGGGAACGCTTTGCGGACAAGAATGCAGAGGACTTGGAACTGAAAATTGTGCCAGCTTGGATTGAGGGGACGGGAGACAGTCACGGCAATATGCTTTTCATGAATTGTGGCGAGATGGGAAGCAGTGAGAATTGGACACTGACAGAAGATGGGAGCGGTTCTTCAAGTGGTAGTCGTTCTGATCGTGTGTTTGGCAGTTCAACGTCAGCCAACACCATTGACTACGATGCAGGTGATTTGGCGCAAGGTGCGGCAAGCCGTACCATTGCCAAGGGGGAGAACAAGAACACGGACGCTTACTTTGACCAAATATATATGGGCTTTTGGAACGGGGTGCAGTATTTCAAGCCGTATATGCCGCACCCTGTGGTGGATTTTGTGGAAGTCTCAGATGACTTCCAGGCATTCGTCACACCTTTTTCACTTCGTTTGAATGAGGGAATGTGGGAGGAGAAACGCGAAGTGTTATACAAAATTGATGGTAAGAAAAAGTATCAGTTCTCGTTCTTGTCTGATACTTTGCCCAATCCACGTGCCCTATATTATATAAGGGGAGGCAAGTATGTTTGCGAAAAAATAACTGCGACATTCAAGGAGAGTGGAATGTCGCAGCTATTGAAAGGCACGTTTTATCGTGTTTTAGATGATGAATAAAGTTTAGATGATGGCGCCTTGGAGTGCGGTGGCATGGCGCTCGATGGTGGTACGCAAAACCTTTGCGTAAATCTGTGTGGTCCGAATGTCCTCATGTCCGAGCATTCGGGCTACATTTTCGATGGGGACATCATGCGCCAAGGCGAGTGTGGCAAAGCTGTGGCGGGCAACGTGGAAGGTCAGATTCTTCTTGATGCCAAGCTGTGCTTGTATCAAGTGAAGGTAATCATTTGCCTTTTGATTGGAAATCTTGGGCAATTTGAAGTCATATTTTTTCAACACTTCCATAGCAGGGGCAAGGATAGGGGTGAAGAACTTCGTATCGGTCTTGATGCGATTCCCATCAATGAAAACCAAATCACCCTCCTTCACCGTCATAGACTGATAGTCAAAGTTCTGCACATCGCAGAAAGCAAGACCTGTATAAGCGGAGAAGATAAAGAGGTCGCGCACCCGTTCCAACTTTCCATCAAAGGGATAGTCGCGCATTTTCTTCAATTCGCTTTCGAGCAGAGGTTGGCGCTCTTTGCTCTTGCCACGGGTGACACTCACAATTTTGTAAGGATTGCGCGGTATTTCGTCCAATCGTGCCAGTTCGCCCACCCATTTCTTCAGGCGTTTGTGGTAGCCATAGATGGTGACGTCACTCCGCTCACCATTGTGCAGCCATCGGTCGAAGGCAAGAATGTTCTTGGGGCTCAAGTCGCCATACGTCTTTAGTTTGCCGTAGGTCTTGACAGCATCAATCACTACTTGCTTGTGCTTGCGCGTGCCGATTTTAATGTCCTCGGCTGCCAAAGCTTCCTCGCAGTAGGCGATGAAATCTTTGTTGGAACTGTCCTTCTGTTCCTCCTCTTCCTCACCAAAGAAGTGGCGGTTGAAGTTTTCAATTGTAGATTCCTCACCGAGAATTTCCATTGTGGTGAGAATCTTTTTGCAATGGTCAATGACCTGCAAAGTGTCGAGTGAACAAGATTTTTTCTCCCATTCTTCAGGAGTGGTGGTGCATACCATTATATATTTACGCACCTTCTTGCCAAGATTAACCACAACATCGAGACAACCACATCCCTTTTTAGCTGCTTGCTTTTTTCTGTCGAATACGACTCTTACTGCTGAATCTAACATAGATTTTGCTTTTGTGCAGCAGAATAGCGCAAAAGTGGAAAAGTTTTTTTCAAAAAAGGAAACTTTTTTCTTTCAGCAGTTCAAAAGTTGTGCTTTGGTATCACCATCAAAAAATTGGTATCACCTTGGTATCACTTTTTTGTATCGTAGAATATCGTTATGTCCTCTTTTGTCCACTTTGGCAAAATATCCCACTGCGAAGTGAAACATTCGCATTCTCAAAATTAGACCACATAACCTTACTTTTTCGTATCGCACCATATTGAAATATAGTGCGTATCTGCTTGATAATCAAAACGAAAAAAGTGGTATCTACATCAATGTAAATACCACTTATACTTTTTGATTTCTGATTTCCTTAAAAATCACTCAGTGACCTCGTTGGGGTTCGAACCCAAGACCCACGCCTTAGAAGGGCGTTGCTCTAATCCAACTGAGCTACGAGGCCTCCGTTTTCGGTGCAAAGGTAAGGAAAAATTGGAATATAGCAAATAGTTCGTTGCTTTATTTTGAAGGTTGAGCTTGTATGTACAGTCAATCAGAATAATGTGTAAAGCTTAAAACTATATATGCAGATGAAGAAGTAGAAGAGCAAACGTTGTTGCTCATTCTGAATCTTGATCAATCTTCTTACTATTCAAGGAACGAGATAGAGTGGACCACAACCATTTCCGTGTTTGTAGTTCGCACCTTGTTTTATGGCATTGAACAGGAATTGTTTGGCTTGAGCTATGGCATCTTTAAGTTCTAAGCCTTGGGCTTTATATGATGCAATAGCAGAAGATAGGACGCAACCCGTGCCATGTGTGTTATGGCTATTAAGTCTTTCACTTTCAAATTTGTGCAATGCGCCATCAAATAAATAATCAGTGGGTGAGCCTGGAAGGTGTCCGCCTTTAACCATTACAGGTGTGCCTTTTAATTTGTTGTATAAATACTGGGCCAACTCATCGGCAGTAGCATCACCCAATTGGGCAAGATGACGTGCCTCAGGTAAATTGGGCGTTATAAGTTGACATAGCGGCATAAGTTCTTCAAGCATGAACTCGTATGTCTCGTTGTCGACGAAAGATAATCCTGATGACGAAATTAAAACAGGATCGAATATGCAGAACTTTGGCTTGAATTTACGCAGTAATTCTGCTATGGCATGTGCTATAGCTAGGTTGGGCACAATGCCAATCTTTACACATTGGGGCATACAGTCCTCCATGGTAACTGCAGCCTGGTCAAAAACCAATTCAGCGTCAATGGGAATACTGCGTTGCACACCTAATGTATTTTGTACCGTCAAACACGTGGGAACTGCTTGTGCGTAGCAACCAAGCAGAGTCATTGTTTTTATGTCTGCCTGGATACCAGCACCGCCGGAGGGGTCGGAACCAGCAATCGTAAGGCATACTTTATATTGTTTCATGTGGTAAAATTGCGCAAAAAATGGTACTTTTGCAAGCAAAAGACAAAAAAATACAAGCTAAAATGATTCAATCAATGACTGGCTTCGGTAAAGCCGATGTCGTTTTTAACGGAAAGAAAATTCACGTAGAGGTTCGATCTTTGAATAGTAAGAGTTTGGATCTTAATACGAGGGTTGCCCCATTGTATCGTGAAAAGGAAATGGAAGTTCGCAGAATTATTGCGACTGCCATAGAACGTGGTAAGGTAGACTTCACAATATGGATTGAAAAGGACGAAACTTCGGCTGCAGGCTGTATAAGCAGCGCCGTGGTGGCAAGCTATGTAGCGCAAATAAAGAATATTTGTGAGGAACAACACATGGAACTCCCGCAAAATTTGTGGGAACTTGTGCTACGTTTGCCAGAAACGACGCAAACTTCTGTGACCGAGACTTTGTCAGACGAAGAATGGCAGGTCGTTCGGGGCGCCATCGATGAAGCTATTGAGTACTTGGTAGACTTCCGGAAGCAAGAAGGAGAAGCGCTTTATAAGAAGTTTACAGAAAAAGTTGATAACATTGAGCGTTATCTTCATGAAATCGAGCCTTTTGAGAAAAATCGTGTTGAGAAAATTCGTCAACGTTTAACAGACCGTTTGGCAGAATTGAAAGGGGTTGACTATGATAAGAATCGCCTGGAACAGGAGCTCATCTATTATATTGAGAAACTTGACATAAGTGAAGAGAAACAGCGCTTGGCCAATCATTTGCGCTATTTCCGTGAAACTATGGACTTGGGGCATGGCCAGGGTAAGAAACTCGGCTTTATTGCCCAAGAAATGGGACGTGAAATCAATACGACAGGTTCGAAGAGCAATCAAGCCGAAATGCAGAATATTGTTGTGAAGATGAAGGACGAGCTCGAGCAAATAAAAGAGCAGGTGTTGAACGTAATGTGATTCTAATACGAGTGGGCGGCTATGCTATATGGTTGCTTGCTCAAAATCGGTAAATAGAAATATGGCAAAGGTTATTATATTTTCGGCTCCTTCGGGTAGTGGTAAGAGTACAATAATAAACTACTTGATGGCGCAAAATTTGAATTTGCATTTCTCAATTTCGGCCACAAGCCGCCCGGCACGTGGCACAGAAAAAAATGGTGTAGAATATTTCTTCCTATCACCAGAGGAATTCAAGACGCTTATAGCAAAAGGGGAATTCTTGGAGTATGAGGAGGTCTATAAGGATAGATTCTATGGCACTTTGAAATCGCAGGTGGACGCTCAGCTTGAACGTGGAGAAAATGTCGTATGCGATGTAGACGTGTTGGGCGGACAAAATATAAAAGCATATTACGGGGACAAGGCTTTAAGTTTATTTATTCAACCACCCTCAATAGAGGTGTTGAAGCAACGTTTAGAGTCGCGAGGTACTGATGCCCCTGAGGTTATTAAAGATCGCCTTGCTCGTGCAGAATTCGAACTATCATATGCAGACAAATTTGACAAAGTTGTTGTTAATGATAATTTGGAAGATGCGCAGAGTGAAGCATTGTCGTTGATAAAGACTTTCTTAGAGAAGTGATCCAATAGATCGATATGTTGCGCAAACGAGTTGCCTTGTTTGGAGGGTCATTTAATCCAATCCACAATGGGCATATAGCACTTGCACATGCCGTATTAGAGCAGAATTTAGTCGATGATGTATGGTTGCTAGTTTCACCACAGAATCCTCTAAAGGAACAGTTAGGGCTTAAACCTGAATATTGTAGATTAAATCTGGCTCGAAAGGCTCTGCAAAATGAAAAGCATATATTGGCAAGTGATTTTGAATTTGATTTGCCTCGTCCATCTTATACATGGAACACATTGCAAGCATTATCGCTTGCTTATCCACGAACAGAGTTCCTACTTTTGATAGGTGCCGATAATTGGACATGCTTTGATCATTGGGCGAACTACAAACTTATTATTCAGAATTATAGATTGTTGATATATCCGCGTCCTGGATACGATATAAAAGCGGACAGCCTGCCTGTAGGGGTGAGCGTCTTAAATGCTACAATGCTGCCTGTAAGTTCTACAATGATAAGGGATTTTGTTGCAAATAAGACAGACATCAGCCCATTGGTTCCCGCGGAAATCGTAGATGATGTAGTCAATCTGTATAGTAAATAACAAACGTAGGCGTGATCGTGATACTATAGTGCATACGTTTGCGCCAAAAATGTTTTTTGATATTTTGTCTGCACTCTACACTAATGAATGTATTGTATTGAAAATCAGCGCATGTGTGAGTGTAGATGCAGCTAAGTATTGTCAGCACAACCTTTTGCATTAAATGGTTGTACTTGACAACGAAACCAGTCATGGGAGTAAGAAAAATCAGTCGGGGCAATTGACATTTCTTGTTCCCATGACTGTTTTTATTTGTAGACGTATCTGTTAGACCATTCTGTTGAATGAATGCAGGCTGGGCAGGGTCGTGCAATGAAATATATAAGGCGTGCACACTTCGTATGTTTTTGGTTTCTAATTAGTGTTCGCTGAAAAAAGTTTCAAGCGCAATTTGAATAGAATTTGTAGGAGTGGGTAATCCGCCATATTGAACATAAGAACCGCAAACTTTGGCGAATGCAAAGACAAAGTTCCCTAAGGAACTTCATCACGTTTTTGACAAAGTAGCACATACCAGTCCAACATCTCGCAGTTTCTGGCTGTTTTGCTCTTATGTTGTTGGCACGATATATTCTCTTGCCAGAGTCGAACGAACATTCGACTTCGTTTCTCTCGCTGACGGCCTTTGCCATCTCTACCAAAATCAGGGGGCTGCTGTTTCGGCGGTCGTCCCAATGGTTTGCTGTAAGTCTTGATTTCCTGTTCCTTGGTGAGCATCCCATAGCCCTATTGCATAAAACAAATAAGCCAAAGTCCTGATAGATTGACTTTGGCTTATTTGTTTTATACAACACGGCCCGCATGGGATGCTTACAGAACAAAAATACCCAAATCGAACAGTACGTTCCATCTATCTTAAAATCTCTGATATGGCGGTCATGCTTGGCATATCGGCAACCCAGCTTCGCGAGGATATTGCCGACAAGAGCACGGAGGTATCAAGGCGATACCACCGTGGCAAGGCGGCTTCACGTGTGAAACTGCTGCACCAGGAGATGCAGCTGGCTTATGTAGGCAGTCCGCTGGCACTTGAGAATACACGCAACAATTTGTTGGACATGGAGGACGATGAATGATTTGCTACCAACAAAATTTGCTTACTTCGGTCGGTGTAAGCACTTACTTCGACCGAAGTAAGCACGTTGAACGAACGAGGTAAGCATGTACATCGTTCGTGGTAAGATAACTTTATCCGCATTATTAAATGAGTTTGCCGAATATTGTAAAGATTGCCAAGGCGGATCTCTACACGAACAAAGAGGAACTTGCTGAAAAATATGCGCAATCTTAACCGCATTGATATTGAGGACGAGCAGAGTGTTCCGTACCACATGATTGTGGTGCAGCCTTTCTTTCCAACCACCGACCCGCGTGTGGTGGGCATCACTTACGCCAAGAACTTTCCAAACTTCTATTCTCTGCCAGAAGATTGGTATTTCGCACGATGGCTTTTACTCTTCTATGCAGGAGTGGCACAAGTATGATGCTTCGGATTTTTCCTACTTGGTTAGTTTGGGCTATGACCGCATTATTGAAGAAGCGCAGCAGGAGCGGTATTCCATACGCTCGCTGAGCAACTTTTCCACGCTTCACTCGTCTCTTGACTGCAGCACTGATGCGGATCTCGACCCGATGGCTCCGCTTTGTATCGGCATGGACTACAATGCCAATATCAATTGGATTGTGTGCGGTCAGCCTCGCGGCAACCGACTTAATGTGCTCAAATCTTTTTACGTAAAGTTTGAGCGCAAGATTCCTGCGCTCATTGCAGACTCCTGCACATACTATGCGCCTCATGCCAACCACAGTGTCATCTATTACTATGATGCTACCGCTCTTGGCTCTAACTATGCCGTGAACGACCAAGACTTTCATTGGGTGGTCGTCCATGAGTTTGAACGCCACGGCTGGAGTGTGCAAGATGTGTATTTGGGCAATCCTATGCGCCATGATGAAAAGTACTTGCTCATCAATCAAGGATTTGCTGGCAAGCAACGGCTCATGCCTTATTTCAATCGCCAGAACAATGATGACCTTATTCTTGCGGTGCAATCGGCTGGCGTGGAACGTGGAAGAAATGGCTTCCGCAAAAACAAGTCCACAGAGAAAAATCCTGAATCGGAGGAGGACCTTTTGCAGCATCGTACCGATGGCACGGATGCTTTTGATACGCTGTATATTGGGTGCGAAAAGTTCCCGCAGCATGATTTTTATGGCGGTATTTCTTTGGGTGGGGTGAGATAAAAACTCCCCAATTTGTTTCCTATATTATCTACTTTTCATAACTTTGCAACTATAAACAATCCATTATGGCTGAACCAAAATTCAAAATAGCTTTTGCCATTGATGCTCAGGAGTTTCTAAAATCAATTCCTGATAGTGCAAGAGAAAAAATCTATTATAATATACGTCGCGTATTATATGGCGAAATAAACAATGAGTTATTCAAAAAATTGGAAAACTCAGATGGTATATGGGAATTTCGAACGTTGTATCAAAAAATAGCGTATCGCTTATTTGCCTTTTGGGATACAGAATCCGATACGCTGATTGTTGCAACGCACGGCATTATAAAGAAAACTCAAAAAACTCCTTCAAAAGAAATAGCAAAAGCTGAAAAATTGAAGGAAATCTATTTTAATAACAAGAAACAAAAGAAAGGAAAGTAATATGGAAGATCTGAAGTTGAAATCATTTGATGAAATGCAAGATGAGTTCTTTGGCAAAATTGGTACGCCAAAGAGAGATGCTTTCGAAAAAAAAGTAGAGGAAGCATACCAGGAATACAAAATGGGGGAAGCGATAAAACAAGCACGAAAGGCTAATAATCTTACACAAGAACAACTTGGTGAAAAGATAGGTGTGCAGAAATCGCAAATTTCAAGATTAGAGCGTGGTCACGGTATAACATTTAGTACCATGGCTCGTATCTTCAAAGCTATGAATATTCCTGCTTTTTTAGATATGGGTGCAGCTGGTAAAGTTGCATTGTGGTAGAGTAATCCTTCTCTCCCAACCCCCCCCCTACATCATTTTAGGGCAGTCCATCATTTAGCCGCCGTGCGCATTGGCTCTCTTGCTGTGCGCATGGCTGCTTTTCGTGCGCTTAGGTGCGGTAACAGTGCGTGGGGTTGATTATATTCAGAGTTTTATAAAGCAAATTTTAGATGTGAATATGAAAAAGAATTTTTCTAAAATACATTTTAGCTATCTTATTATAGTCTTGAATGTTCTGATGATTGGTATTTTTTGTGGATGTTCAAAAAATAAGTCCAATTATATTTCCCATATTAATGACACTATAAGTTTAAGTCTTTACAATGTTCATTTGGGAGATTCTTTGTCTGTTGTTAGAAAACAATTTAGAAACTTAACTCTTGTTCCCTTGGATTCGTTGTCTTCTTACCTACCCATAGAAAATAAGATGAAAGTTGTGTATGAAGATCTCGGTATATCAGTATACACTACTGACACTACATTCATTGCAGACCACACAGGTTGGCAACATACGGAAAATGGTTTTCCGAAAGATTTCCCTTTAAAAACTACAAAGCACCGAGCAAAACTCATATTTTTTATAAAAGACCAAAAAGTACTTCAAAGTGAAATTCTTATTTTCTCCTTTATATTTGATGATGTTAAAGGAGTTGAACTTAGTAGTGATGATTTTATTAAGTCAATTCAAAAACTTTATGAAGAAAAATACAATAATCCAGATTCAATTTTAGTGTATAATAGAGAGTCTAGGGAATCGGCTACATATTCAATTGATACCGACTCTATTGCAAAGGTACAGATAAACGAAGATATCGAAGCAACTGATAATAAATTTGCAAGAAACAATTCCTTAGCTTCAATATGGAGTTGGAAAAATGCTAATATTATTGCGGAATGGGATTTTCAGCCATATAAAGATGGGGAAATTTGGTTTTGGGCTCATTGTGGTATGGTTAGAATTATCTATACTGATTTGAATGCAGTAGAATTAGAATCAAAAAGAAGACTAAAATTAATCAGATTACAAGAACAAGATAGTATAAGGAGAATTAAAAAAATAGAAAATGATAATGTGGAATTGCTTAAGAAACAAGTAATTTGAATTAATCCCCAAAGCCCACCTTTTCGGGCAATCCTTTCTTTCAGCCGCCGTGCGCATTGGCTCTCTTGCTGTGCGCATGGCGGCTTTTTCATGCGCTTGGGTGTGGAGGAGTGGGAGAGGTGGGCTACATGGGACGGAGCTTAGATGTGGGGCGGTGGCAAGCGCCTTGCTTCGGCAATCTCGTGACACGGCAGAAGCATTATCGGAGATATTCTTGGTAGCCCCATGCGCTTTGTCGGAAGGCAGAGCGCATAGCCTTGGACTTTTGCAGTATTCGCAGCATTGTCACCGCTCATTGATACGAGCCAGATGTGGGTGGCTTTTGCTCAGATAGTTGTATGCGGATAAAGGTTATATTTCTCAGACTCTTTTTGGAAAACTTTGGGATAAAGGCGTTCATATTGTTACAAGACTTCGCTCAAACATGAAACAGAAACTCATGCCACTTTATGATAAGATTATGTTACGCAAAAGAAGTGTCATTGAATCTGTAAACGATATGCTCAAAAATGTAGCTCAAATTGTACATACTCGTCATCGGAGTTTGCATAATTATGAATATTTTGGCTGCAATGGGGGCGTATTGCTTCTTTTCTACCAAGCCTCATGTCAATTTTGACTATGAGATTCCCCCATCTGACGGGCAACTTGTAATTTGGCAACAAAATAAACTTACATAATTTTGACAGGTGACCATTTTATGGCCCCCCTTTGTAGGTTGGATGTTTTTCTGCTCTTTATTTTTTAGAATATTATCTCGAACTCGCGTATATAAGGTGTATACACTTCGTATGTTTCTGGTTATCAATCAATTAAAGTGCAAAGTGTAGAGTGTAGACAAAATTTGAAAAACAGTATGTGTGATGTAATGCTATTTGCAAAAAAAAGAATGTTTGGTCGCTCAAACATTCTTTTTCCGTAGATGTACGCTCGGCATGAGCATTATCTAACGGGTGCAAGTCCCTAGTAAGCCCTAATAGCGGGAATTACATAGCCAAAGGCAAGGGTGTTCATCGCGAGATGAAATCTGAAGGAAGCCGGCGGCAAACATCTGACCTAACGAACAGAAACTTCATACAAGGCATTTGACCATGGATAAGATTGCATCACAAATCAAAGTCCAATAGTTATTCGGAATGCTTGGTGTAAATGAAGTAGGTATAAGATGGAAAGATAATGCCCTTATCCGAGGAGGTCTTACGGACATGATAAATAGTTTTTTTTTTACGAAAGTCATGGAGTAAAGCTTGCCGTAAGAAGTCAGCCGAGGTCATAGTAGCAAGACAAGTCGATATTTTCTTGTGAAGGACCGAACCTAATAATTAAACGATAGTAATTGAAACGTACCAAATGAGAGGTAGAATGCAGAAAACATTAGCCCAAGCCAATGACTGCCCTCAAAGAGACAGGTCGGAAACCGAATGGTATGAGGGAGTG